TCTAAAAAAAAGTTTGGCCCCCGCCATGCTTATCGAAGAACTCCATGATCTTGCGAACCTGAGCCTTCGTGCCGGTAACCGTGATGGGGTAGCTGTCTTCCTTGTTATTGGGTCCGTCGCCGACGACCTGCCGGTACCCGCCGCCGAAGCGTGACTCGCGGGTCCGGTAGCTGATCTCCGGCGTTTCCCCGCGCTGGGTTGGCCAGCTGAATTTTTCGATGGCCATCAGCGCCTCCCGCTGGTATTGCGATGGCTGACGCCACCTGGACGCCATGAGTCAGCGACCGCCTTCTCGGCAGCCATCTGCATTTGCTTCTGCATGTTCTGCTGGAGCAGCGCTTGATCAAGTTGCATGCCCTCGCTACTCCTGTCCTCCACCACCATGCTAACGGGCGCGGACACGCTGATCGCCGTTCCGCCGCCACCGCCGCCAACCGCCATCACTCCAAGCTGGCCGCCCGCCGTTCTCGTAAGGGGCATGACAGCCTCGTCACCAGCCTCTCCCATCACTCCCAGCTTGCCGCCGGCCATGCCAAAAGCGGTCGGAGTGCTCACGATGGAGTTGGTGAAGGCGCCACCATTGGCGAATAGCTGAACGCCGTTCGACCAAGCGCCACCCAACGCCTGCGGGAAGTAGGCGCTGGAATAGCCGGCCTGCGACGCGCCAAGGTTGGACGACACCGCGCCTGCAGACCCTGCCTCCATGCCGTTACCGGTGCCACCGCCGAAATAAGCGGAAGCAGCCGACACGCCCCAGCTCACCAGACTTCCCAGCAGCCCAGAAGCAGCCTGCTGTGTCGCGATGCGCGCCATATCTGCCAGCACCGATTTGGTGAAGTCCGCGAACGAGAACTTGCCGGTCATGGCGAAGTTCACAACCGCATCCTCCATCGAGCTGAACGCATTCGTGAACAGGGACCTCGTCTGCCCGGCGACATCCCGGGCCTGCTCCAGGTAGTTCTGGAAGGCCGACGACGCCCCCTTGCGCCAGTCGCCCTGGGCGGCCGTCATCTGGTCGTAGTTGGCTATGGTGGTTTCTTGCAGGTCCTTCTCGGTCTTGCTCAAGGCCGCCAGCTTCTGGTTGTACTCATCGAGGCTCATGCCGCGGGAGCCGTCACCGTACTGGTTGGCAAGGTCCAGGCGCTGCTGGTTCATCCGATCAGTGATGCCGTTCTGCTGATCCTGCAAGCCGCGCTGGCGATCACCGAGCCCAAGGCTGGCGGCGGAGCGCTGCCCCTGCTGTCTCAGCGCCAGGACCTGCTGGTCGAGGGCGTCGGTGTAGGTCTGCACAGCCCTGGCCTGCTTGGCCAACCGGCCTTGCTCATTGGTCGCCAGCACCGAAAGCTCGGTATCGGCGTCCTTCTGTGCCTTAACCATGGCCGCGCGGGCATCGGCGATTTTCTGGTCGAGCTGGATTCGCTGTTGGGCGCTGGTACTGCTTCGCCCCTTGGCCTCCTCCAGCGCCTTGATCTCTGCCTCGTAGGCGTTCGTGACCTCGGCCTTCTGCTGCTCGATGATTGCGGCTCGCTGGGCGGCGTACGACTCCCGGGAGATCAGGCCGGCCTTCTGCGCCGCATCCAGTTCCTTCTGGTGGTTCTTGTACTCGGCCAGGATGGCGCTCAGTGCGTTCTTCTGGTCGTTGAAGCCTGAGAGGTCGACCGACCCTGTGCGACCGGCAGGGTCCTTGAACTGCTTGGCGATGTCGGCCTGAACACGGGCGATGTTCTCGGGCTTCAGGCGCTCGTCGTTCGGGCTGACCTTGCGGATCGCCTCCAGCGACTTGTTGTACTCCTTCAGCGCATCAGCGCGCTTCTCGGCGTTGGTCCTGGCAGACTTTTCCAGCGCATCGATCTTGCCGATTGCAACGATGGCTGCCTGCTGGCGCTGAACATCCAGCTCGCGGGCCCGGGCAATCGCCTGCTGTGTGTCGCGCTGCTGAATCAGACCTTTCAGCTCAAGGCTGGCGTTGGTGAGCTTCTTCTGGGCATCGATATCGTCAGCGTCGGCATTTACAGCGCTCTGCGCCGCGGCGACCTGGCGTTGCATGTCGACGATCCGACTCGCGATGTCCTGATCCCGACCAACGTCATTGAGTGCATCGACAGTGGCGGCCACCTCGCCTTTCAACGACTTCGACCCGCGCTCCCACAGCGACAGGTTCTCGGTGACCTCCTTGCTGCGGTTCCTGATGGTATCGACGTAGGTATCGGTGAGTAGCTTGGTCGCCCCGATGGTGTCGCCCTGCTCCTTCAAGGCAACGATCTGCGAGTAGGTTGCAGCGGTCAGGAAGTTGTACTGCTCGTTCAGGTCCTTGGCAGCCGCTACCGGGTCCTTGCCGATCTTCACGAACTCGGCCACCGTCTCCTCGACCGCCTTGCCGGTGGCAGAGCGCCACTCCAGGGTGGCCTCGGTGATCTCGACGAAGCTGTCGGAAGCGATCTTGCCGCTACCGGCCAGTTGGGTGAGCACTTCAGCCGCGGCACCAGTGGTGCCGACGGTCGCGGCGACCTGGCGCGCCATTCCCGACATCTGGTCCGCCGTCGTGCCGGCGGCATTGCCAGTCTTGATCAGTTCCTTCTGGAAACCGATCGCCTCCTCGCTGCCGGAGTAGTAGGCGTAACCCAGCACGCCAACTGCTGCGGCGGCGACGGTGAACGGGTTCACTAAGCCTGCCACATAGCCGCCCAGCGCCTGAACCGCCGGCCCAATGCCGCCGAACATATCCTTGAGCTGCCCGCCCTGCTGCAGAAGAACCGTCAGCGGCGCCTGGCCACCCTGCAGGGACACCACGATATCGGTGAACTGCGCCGACACGCCGCGCAGCGCGGCAGCCGTTGCTTTGGCTGTCATGCCCGTCTTGTTCAGCGCGGTGTCGGCGCCGCCCAGGGCGGTACGCGCTTGGTCGATCTTCGCTTGGTACTCGCCGAATGTCTCCGCATCGAGCGCGCCACTGGCGCGGAAGCCCTTGAGCTTCTGTTCCATCTGGTCCAGACGGCTCATTGCTGCGACAGTCGGGTCAATCTTGCCCAGCAACTCCTCGAGCGCCTGGCCTTCTTCCCGATGCGCGCCGGCGGCCTTCTTCGCCGCCTCCGCCTGGCGCTCTTCTGTGGCGATGAGGGCCTGGGCCCGGCTATTGATGGACGCTTGACGACTGGCGCTGTCCGACAATACAGCGTTAGCCTGGGCAGTTACCTCGGCACTCTGCTCGGTTGCCCGGTTGAGCGATTGAACGTACTGGCTGGCCTCCAGCGAGGCCTTGGCCACGGCCAGAATCCTGGCCTGCTGCTCGTCGGCGGATTCAGCGGCGCGCCGGCCAGCCTGGGCACCGGCATCAGTGGCGGTGGTGAGCGCCTCCTGCACCTTACCCGCCTGCGCGGCCTCGGTCCGGAACGCGCCCATGTTCGCCGCGGCGCTGCTGAATGCCGTGGAAGCGCTGGTAACGGCGCGCCCCACGGTGGCCATCTGCTGCGCCAACTCTGTCTGCTTGGCGTTGAGCGCCTGCAGTTCCTGCACGATCTGCCGGGTGTCACCCTGCAGGCTGCCCAGGGCAGTCTCCCAGGCTCGACCGGTTCGCCCAGCCGACTCCTCGCTGCGCTTGCCGGCGTCCGTCAGCTGATCGAGGTTGTCCTTGGCTTCGACGGCATCACCGGAGTCGATCTGAAGACCGAGAGAGGCAATGGTGGTCATGATCTACTCCATCGATTCGGCCATGACGGCCAAGGCCTCAACCTCCATGACGCGGAGATCGGGGAAAATGTCGGTGAGGTCGCGGCGCTTGATGCCGAGCATTGAGGCGGTTGCAGGAATGGCGGTGTAGTCCAGGCCGGACGGGCCGCCCGAAGCCACCCGCCACTGTGTGCCCAGCGCATCGAACAGGCGGAAGGCAGGCCAGGCATCCGGCAAGACCTCCACTACCTCCTCCTCGATGTCATCAAGGGTCAGCCCCAGCGCCGTCAGTTGCTCAGCGGACGGGCCGCGCTCGTAGCAAGCCCGGGCCGCCGCCTTCAGTTTCCCAAGCGGGCCGGACTGTAGGCGGCCTGGTAGGCGTCGATTACTGCCTTCGGTGCGCCGGTACAGGTGCGTACCAGGTCGACGATGGCCTTGGCGCTGAACTCGTCCTCCAAGTCCCAGCCTGTAACGATCTCGCCCAGTTGCTCAGCCTGCAGGGCTATCTCCCCGGTAGTGACCTCCTCCCAAGTCGCGCCGTCCTTCTGGGCCTTTTCCGCCCAGGCGTCGCGCGCCTTGTTCCAGCGGTCGAACATTGCGGACAGGGCCACGCGGTCCATGTAGCGGAACTGGAATTCCACCGGTGCCGGCTCGGCGCCAATGCGCGGAACCTGCACCACGGCAGCGAAAGTGGGGTTCTGCGCGATCTTGATCTTCGCCATGAGAACTCCTTACGCGCCAGCCAGATAACGAATCGATCGGGCCGACAGGCCGACGCTGATGGTTCGGGTCATCACGTTGTTCCGCTCCATGGTCGGGTCGGGCGTGATGCTGACGTAGCCTGGGTACAGGATCTGATCACCGTTGCGGAGCTTCATGCGGATCACAGTCAACTCTTTCGAGGCGTCGTAGCCCTCCACAGTCTCCACGTAGGCAGCGCTGGGCTGGTCCTCGACCGCGATGGTCAGGGACCGCGGATTCCGGTTGGATGGATACTGCTTGTCGTCGTCATCCTCCAGATACCCGACGGTAGTGTACTGCTGCTCACCGCCGGCGGAATTGAACGAGGTGACCTTGGAGATCTGCACCCAGTCTGAGACCGGCAGAACCGAGCCCACGCCAGCGCCGGCGGTGAAGAACTCCGCATCGCTGGTGTCCAGTCCGGCCAGGGAGAAGGCATCAGCGGCAACTCCGGATGCCTTGACAGCGCGGTCGTTGATCAGCGCCCAGCCGGAGTTGACCAGCAGGATATCGCCGTTTTTGATGGTATGACCGGCAGCAGTAGCGACTGGCGGCTTGGCGTTGGTCAGTTTGGTGAAGGGGACTGCAGCGCCGATGACGCGTGCAATTTCCAGCACTGCGCCGTTTGGCAGTGGGAAGCGTGCGGCCATAGTGTTTTCCTCTTGGGTAGAAACGAAAAAGCCCGCACGCGGCGGGCCTTCAAGAAAGTGAAATCGCGCTACTTTGTGATGGCCGCGATCATCAACGCCTGACCTTTGGTCAATTCGGTGCTGGCCAGGCAGGCCACTCTGCCATCCGCGAAGGAGTGACCAATCAGCAGGCTTTCGATCTGTTCGATATGCTCCTTGAGCGCGACAACACGGTCGATCAGCGACTGATCGAATGCCTGGCGCACCGACTCCACGACTGAGCGAACCTCTGCGCCTGGAAGCCCCGAGCCCGACGGATGGGCCTGCTTACAGAGGAAATCGCCATTCGTGTAGACCGCGCCGTACACCTTGCCGTCGGCGTGAAACACATCAGGCATGACGGCAAGGCCTACAATGGCGTACTGCTCACGCTGGTCAGTGTTCAGCAAGTCGCGGGATATTCTCGCGAAATCAGCAGGATCACTGCCTGATAGCCGCTTGAGCGCCGCTTCCAACCCAGCAAGATCGCCGGCCACCACAGCATCTATTGCGTCCTGCTTGTCACGCTTCGCTTGTTCAGACATTGCACAGTCTCTTGGTTATGCCCCAGCGGGCGGTTGGTCCGCGACACCGCGGTAGGAGAAGCTGGCCGGGACCGTGTAGGTCGCCGACTCGGTGATGGTTGGGCCCTGGTCAACTGGTTCGGTGATCAAGCCCTCGAAGTCGTTGCGGCTGAGCTGCGAGTCCACCCGGAAGAGGCTCGAAAGCTCGTCGACCAAGATCTCGGCTGCAGCCAACGGCTGGCCCGCCGGGCAAACGATGCTCACCTGGTAGACGCCGGTGTACTCGTAGGCATCGCTGCCCAGGTAGCGGCAAGTCGTACCAGCCGGCAGGAGGTAGGCCCGAAGGTAGGTCTCGTTTGGCTGTGGCTCGAAGCCTTCTTCGAAGTTGGCCACGCGAATCGGGCGCGCGGTGGCCCAGGCCATCAGCTTGATTTCGATAGCCTGGCGGGCTCGTGCATGGCTCATGCTGATTTCCTGTAGAATTGACGCCGTGCAGCTAGCTTTAGCGGGCGAAAAGGCCGATTCATCACCGGCCCTGCTGCACTCCCATCAGTGATGATTTCTCTTTGATGGAGAGAAGCCATGCAAGAAGTCTGGAAAGCCATTCCTGGCTATGAAAGCTATTACGAAGTGTCAGACCGAGGTCGTGTTCGCTCTCTTGAGCGGCGTACAACGGATCGCCTTGGCAGACCATTTGTGCGCTATGGGAAGCTGCTTTCGCTCAACACAGAGGCCAAGGGCTATAAGAGCATTCGGCTATGCGTTGAAACAAAGCACCGGACTTTCAAGGTCCATCGTCTGGTCGCGTACGCCTTTCTGCCGCAGCCGCTGGATGGTCAGCAGATCAACCACATCAACGGAATAAAGGACGACAACAGGCCGGAGAACCTCGAGTGGGTAACCTCAGAGGAAAACATGCGGCATGCATTTTCAAGCGGCCTTGGGCGCTCAAGTCTCGGCGAAAACAATGTCAGGGCGATCCTCTGTGCGGATGACGTTCGACAGGTCCGCCTGTTGAGCGCGGACGGGATGACATGCGCCGCAATATCGCGCCACTATCGGGTCAGCGAGGCGACCATAAGACAGATCCTGAAAGGCCGAAATTGGTCCCACGTCGCCTAAATACGATTTGCTGCGATCGCTCTGTCGACAATGCTCTGAAAGTTATCCAGCGTCACACGGACCATTCCGTGCGGCGCTTGGGTTGAGTGTCCATATTCCAACGGAACCGCGTAAATCAGGTTGTTCACGATGTACGCCGTCTGCCCGATGGTCAGCGCCTGCACTTGGGTGATGAGCGCGGTAATGGCCTCGCTGCCCGACGGATCGATGCGGTCGAGTTCCTCAGTCGCCGGAGAGTCGATGGAGAACTGCCAGTTGCCCCGGAACCGCCCGCCAACGTATCCCTGGCCGGCAACTAGGCCGTTCACAGCGAAGTTCTGCTCTCGCTCGGTCTTGGTCAGGGGCTTGGCGTACTTCACGCCTTTACGCAGCCTGCCGGCCTTGGTGAAGTTGTCCTGATTCAGGTTGATCAGGGTGTTGCGTACCGCGACTTTGAAGTCGTAGTCATCGGCAGCCTTGTTGGCCTTGGCCCGGTGAGCCACGTTGGCCGCCCATAGTTCCGGGTTGCCTACCGGCGACATGCGGATGACGCTGCTGCCGATTTCGATCACGATTTCGCGGAAGGTGGCGTCCAAGGCTTGCTCAGCCTGCTCGGCGAACGCCCGTATGGCTTCAGCGAAGTCGCCCTGCTGCCCGCCGTACCGCTGGACCATGTGTGAGCTGCGTGCCATGTCACTTCCTCAGCTGAATGGTCCATGTCGCCTGGGTTGGGTCCTCGGAAACGTTGAGCACGCGGTAGCCGCTCACCTGGTCGCCGATCTTGGGCGCCGCCGGGGCGTCTGTGGCGGCACCGGCCTGTCCCTCGAAAAGCTCGTTCTGAAGCACCAGCAACTTCACGTCCTCGGTCTGGATACGGGTCCCGTCGATCTCTTTGGCCAGGTAGCTGCCGAACACGCCGCGCCCGGTGTAATAGATGGTCGAAGCCGGGACGGTGCCGCCAATCTCGGGGTCGTATCCGCCCTTTACGGTACGGCTCCCTGAAACCGGCTTTACCGCATCGGCCAGGCCATCTGGATCATCGAACGCTTCCGCCAGGTCGGCCTGGATCTCTTCGCGCATGCCCATGGGTCAAATCCTCTTGAGCATCACAGTGCCAGAGCGGCGGATCCATGGGGCGAGAAGGTCGAGGGCGAAGCTCTCGCCAGCGGAGCGATCTACAGACCCCGCGACGTACGTCTTGCTGGTCGAGGTGCCAGCCTGGGCCGAAACCGTCTTGCTCTGCACCTCGCGCTGGGTATCCCTGTACAGCTTGCCGGCCGCAGCCAGCTTGGCCACCTGCGCTCCGGCACTCACGATGGCGTCAGGCACCGGGTCTGGCACAGGTCGCTTGATCTTGGCCGTGAGCCAGGCATTGGCCATGGCAACGGCGAGAACCGCATCACCGTCGCCTGCCCAGCCCTGCCCGAGCGCCTGGTCAGCGTCAGCGACAGTGATGAAGTCGGTCATGGCTTATTCCTTCGGGATCAGGGCCTGCAACTCGGGCTTGTTGAGCGAGGACTCAAAGGCGATGCCCTGGGCCGTCAGCCAGGCCTTCAACTGCGGGACCTTCATTTTGTGCGGATCGGTTTCATCGTCGCCACCGCCCTCGTCCTCGATCGCCTTGTCGATCTCGGCCTGGCTGCTGACCGGGGCGTAGCCGTCCGGCGGGTAGGCGGACGCCTTGTAGCCCTCCGCCACCCACTGAGCGATGGTTGGGCCGTCCAGGCGCAGCCCTTCCTCGATCTCGCTGACGCTGATGCCCTGCCGCTGGTAGGCCTCGCCGATGTGCGGAGCATCGCCCTGCACGGACACCGAGGTAGCGCCGTCGATCACGCCAAAGAACTGGTCCAGACGGCGATAGCAGGTGCCGCGCTCGCTGCCGGGGGTGTTGGTGTAGATGACTTTCATGCTGATCTCCTGCGCAGGGCGCCAGGCCGGCGCCCCGCATCATGGGGTCAAGGGGTGGCGGTGCCGCTGATGACCGCGGCGAACGGAACCTGCTTGCGGTCGAATACACGCTCCCAGTTCGCGGCGCTGGCGTACTGGGCTGCGGTCGGGCTCAAGTTCAGGTTGTTGCTGCCCTTCCAGCTAAACCCGGCAGGCTGCAGGATGAAGGTCTTGCGCTCCCACAGAACCTCGGCGCCCCCACCGTTACCGCCGTCAGGCTTGCGCTGCATCTCGACTGGAGTGTGCGGGGTGCCCTCGCCGTAGCCGAATGCGCCTTGACCGAAGAAGATCGACAGGAACTGGCCGGGCGCGTAGGTCAGGCTGTCGTCCATGAACACGGGCTTGCCGAGATAGGTGGCCAGGATGATTTTGCCGGTCGAGTCGCGCAGGTACTCAATCAGGTCCTGTTTGACCATCTGATTCATTACTACCGAGTGCACACCGATGGCGCCAAACATGTCGGCGGCATCGCCGGCGGTGAAGGCTGCGTCCTGGAATGCGGAGGCGCTGATGCTGGGACCGGCGTCTTTGACCATGTCGCCGCCATTGTTGGCGATGTTAGAGGCGATGACGCCTCGGGCGGCACCCAGCAGGTAACGCTGCCACTGGCGGGTCCAGTAGGTACCGAAGCGGTTGCGAATGTGCTGCATCGGCTCGCTGTTGGCCAGCTCGGCGGTGAGGTCAGCGACACCGTAACCTTTGTTGAGGTACAGCGTACGAGCGCGCATGCTGCCTTGCTCGGCCTTGCCGACCTCACCCAAATCGTCCGGGTTGTCGTTCGAGATGTTCGGCGCCTCGTCGGCGTCGAGATCTTGCCAGTAGCTGATCTCGGAAGTGCCCTGGCCGTTGTTGGCGATGTTGTCCAGCGTCGGCGAGCGGGTCACGATGCCCGATTCAAAGACGGCGGTTTTTTCGGGGGTGTTCACCGGCGCCAGCGCGCCGTAGTAGTCGCGGACGAAGATGTCCGACAGCTGGGTCGTGGCCATGGATTAGGTTCCTTGGGTGGCTTGGAGTTTTTTGAACGCATCGGGGTTGTCCCTGGCCAGCGCAGCGCGCTCCGCCTCGGTGTACTCGCCCCATTTCTTCATGGCCTTGCCATTGTTGTCGCCGGTCTGCCCGGCACCCTGAGCCCTTGGCCACAGGTGGGTAGCGGTTTCGCGCAGCGATTCCGCCCATTCGAGGGGAGACAGCGGGGTCTTGCCGTCCTTCCCGTACACGACTTCGCCGGCACGGTCAGTGGCGACAGGCTCGCCGTCTTCGCTCAGTTTGAAGGTGCCTCGGGCGCGGAGGATGATGTCCTCAGCAGCCTCAGGCAGCGCGCCGGCCTTGATGGCGGCAGCGCGGATGGAGTCAGCCAGCACCTTGTCGCTGTACTTGGCGGCGAAGGCTTCGGCCTTGTCCGCACGCTCGTTGGCGGCCTTGACCTGCTTGTCCAGGTCGGTGCGTAGGCGCTCGGTGCGACGACTGATGACCTCGTCCAGCTTGCCCTCGGCGATCAGCTTGGTTTCCTCGTCCTGGCCGGCCTTGGCCAGCAGACCCTTGACCGCCTCGATGTCCAGGCCGTCGAACTGACCTTTCAGTTTGTCCAGCTCGGCCTTGATGGTCTTGTTGGAGCCGATCAGCTCGGTGTTTTTGGACTTGAGGCCCGAGACCTCGCCGTCCAGGAATTTCTGCACCTCGCCGCCCAGCGCTGCCTTCAGCGCGGCAGTTTGGGTTTCGTCGAGGGTGAGGCCGTGGGCGGCCGGGTCGAAGTCAAAAGGCATGTGGCTATCCCCTTGGGATTGGTTGGCCCGCCTGGCGGGCAAGAAAAAGCCCCGCGATAGCGAGGCCTTGAATGCGCGCCACAAAAGGGTGGCCCGAAGTTTCGTGGCGCGGATCAGTTGATCCCTGCCCGCTCGAACGCCAGCGGCTCCAACTCTTTGAGCTGGTCCAGCGTCAGCGGCTTGAAGTTCTTGTCCAGCTGCAAGCCGGCGAAGCGCTCGGCAGTCAGCCCGCCATCGCGGAACAGCTTGCCGCGCACCGGCCCCAGCGCGGCGTCTTGGAAGGCCGCTGGCTGCGTTTTGAGCCACTGGTAGTAGCTGAGGCTTGCAGAGACCTGACCGCCGCCATCAGCGCCCACTGCCGCCCTCGTGGCGCCTTGCTCGAACAGCGCCGACAACTTGGTGATCGGCGTGATGGTGGTCCGGCAGTGAATGTGGAACGGGGGCACAGGCCCCTTGCCCATCTCGAATTCGCGGCCGTCCATGCTCCGGCACTGCACGCTGGTCTTTCGGTCCAGGGTGGCAACGATTCGATACCCGGGCACCACCTCGGCATTCGCTTTGAGCGTTTCCATGCGCGCCGTGGTGGCCACATGCTGAACTGCGGTTTGGACGACGGCCCGGGCGCTTCGGTTCGTGACCGCCAGTACGCCGTCCGTGAAGTTCTGCGCCGCCGTGCCGCGCACGGCCTGGGTGATCTCGGCGTTGGTCTGGCCTTGGACGACCCCCATCCGAATGGCATTGGTTACCCTGTCCGCTTCGATGCGCGTCCATCCATTCAGGAATGGCTTGAGCAGCTTGCCGCCGTCCACCCCAGCCACCTGCAGGGGCTGCGTGTTGATCGCAGCCCGGATCAGGGAATCCGACGGCATGACCGCGTCGATCAGCAGCGCCTTCGCCAGGCTGCGCCCCTCGAACGCAGCCTCGTACTGCGCGATGTCCACCAAGTCGGACTGCATCCGATCGCTGAAGGCCGTGTAGATCTCCAGCAGCTTGCCACCCACCCGCCCAAGGAACTCCTCAAGCCGGCCTCGACTGTAGGTGGTCAGCTCCTTGCGGGTGAGCTGGTCGCGGACATGAGCATCAGCTCTGCGCAGGTAGGTCTCGAACTTCTTGACCTCGCCAGCCTTGAGCCGCTCAAGCAGCACCGAGTGGCGGCTGACCTGCTCCAGCAGCTTCTCGTCGGCCGTTTGCTCCGGTTTCGTCGCCATCTTCTTGGTCCAGGTCAATTCCAGCTGCGCCGCGGTCGTCGCCGATCAGTTCGGCCTCTTCATCATAGGGGTGCTCGGGCAGCTTTCCAGTGGTCAGATACTGCCAATACGTCTCGGCACTGATGGTGCCGGCCATGACACTCTTCTGCAGCTCAGCCAGCACCTGGGCGTCAACCACCGGCATCACAAACTCCGGCTTGACATTGAATGCGACTTCGTCCGGGTTGTAGCCCGTCCATTCCGCTGCGTATCGCAGGGCCTGCTCAATGCCGGCCGCGGCGGTAATGACGATGCTATGTAGCGTGGCGTGCTGGTCGTTCTGGCGTGTCTTGCGGGCCTCGCCCGACTCCGTGCCGGAGACATCCATGACCTTGGCGCCAGCCTCAAGGGCTGCATTCTTCTGGTCTTCCATCGCCGTGCGAACGGCCTCGATGCCGGCCCCCTGGAACTCCAGGTAGCCGCATTGGCCTTTCGGGCCGAGGTCCCAAGCGGCAGACGGGCCAGTGACGCTGAGTTCCACGCTCTCGTCCAGGCCAGAAACCCACGGCTGCGGGTGGCTGGTCTGGTGCAGCGCTGTGAAGTAGTCGGCGCTGAGCTGGTACGACTTCAGCGCGGCCCGGGCCATGGTCAGCAGTGGGATCTCGTCCACATCCGGCGAGTTATCGGTGGAGCCGCAGTAGATGACCGGTATGTAGCCCAGGCCGCGTACCAGGTTGTTGCTGCCGTCGACGGTGCCCAACGGGCGGTCGTCTTCGATCAGCTCACCGGCCTCGTTGCGCACGCCCGTGCGGCAGACCGCGCCTTCCATGTAGAACTCGCGATAGACCGTCTCGCACTCGTGACTGTAGCGATCCTGCTCCTTGCGCCGGAACTCGCGGAACACTGATAGCACCAGGTCTTGGCGACCACCTTGGTCGGCTGTGTCCCAGTTGATGGCGTTGCGAACCGCGTAGGTGGCGAAGTACGGCTGGCCGGCTTCATCGATGTTGACCACCAGCGGCACCCGGCCGTGGGAAATGGCCTGGCGCACTATCCGAAGGAACAGCTGGGTCAGGCCGAAGCCATCTGCCGTGGCGTTGTCCTCCAGGCCCTTCAGGCCCGATGGCAGCTTAACCTCGGGGATCAGCCGCGAGACCAGCCCCATCATCGAGCGCAGCGAATCGCGCACCCAGTGTTCGTACTGGGCCCGGTCGGTGTAGTTACGGTAGAGGTACGCATTGCCCTGGCCGTCCAGCTTCTCAGCCTCGACCATACCGCTGGGCTTGGGCAGGTTGCGCGGGCTGCGCTTAATGGCGCCCTCACCCTCCAGGGCGTCGTCCATCATCCGCCACTCTTCGATGTGAGCGTCGTAGTCAGGGTTGGTGGATTGAACAGGCATTACGCCAAACCTCCGATGCGGCGGACACCGCCTGTGCGTTTACGTCGCGCCATGGCAACGGCGAAATAGCGGAACCCGTCAGCCGGGTGCGAGGACCAGTCATGAAGCGGCTTGTCCTTCCAGCACCCGCGCTTGTCGTCCCACTCCTTGCGATAGCTCTCCAGCGCGGTGATGCCCTCACTGCACTTGGCCTCATCGAAAGCACAGTTGGGCAGGATCTCGCGCGCCTGCTCGATACCTTCGTCAACGCCGAGCTTCGGAACGACTTGGAAGGTCATTCGATACTTCTCGCCGTCGATCTCGTAGCCCTCTCGAGCGAGTTCACGCCGAGTCTTGCCGTCGCTACCGAATTCCCGGTTGTCGATGTCGTGCGGTCCCCAGTGCTCGCCGTATTCGTAGCCGCGATCCTTTAGCACCTTCATGTAGTGCCGCAGGCCTTCGCCGCTGTTCTGGTAGAAATCGACGATGTGATACTCCTCGCCGACGATCCGGACGAACCAGATGGCCGTGGAGTCGCCCACACCGATGTCCCAGAACGTGTGCACCGGCAGGTGGCTGTTGTCCGGAAGCTTCCCGATGCGCTGGGCGGCGTAGAGCTTGGTGAACTGCTTGGCGTAGTAAGCGCCCTCGATCGTCTGCTGGAATGCCTCGGCAGGGATCGACGGGTATTCCCGCTTCATGTCGTCGCCGAGGGTCTTTTCCTTGGCGGTGTACCAGGCGCGTTGGCCGGGGTTGGTGACGATGCCGTGCTTGGCGGCCAGGTCGTCGAAGTACTTGGTCAAGCGGTCCGAGATCAGGACGTCGGTCGGGTCAAGCCAGTAGAGCGGGTTCCGCCACCAGCTGAAGAAGAAGAACTTCCAGTCCAGCAGGCCCAGGGGCACACCAGCCAGCTGCTGCTTCTCTGCGCTCTGCGAGTAATCGAAGAAATAGCCAGCCCGCCCCTCCGCCGTCGACTCGATCGTAACGAAACACTCTGCGGCGACAGCCTCAAAGGCGCCGGTGACGATCTCTCGGGCTTTGTGCGGAAACTTGGCACAGATCTTCCCGAACTCGGATACGTGCAGATACCGTAGAGTCCCGCCCCGAAAGGATGTGGACACGTAGAGCGATCCGCCTTTGCTGAACACAAGCTCGCCAGCAGCATCGTTGCGAGCAGGGTTAGCAGCGCGTATCTCCTTGGGAAGGTTGTCATACGCATACTTGACCTTCTCTCGGAATAGCCGCTTGGCGTCGTTCAGTGTGTGGGCGATCAGGGCGCACTTGGCAGCCTCAAACAGCGCGGCATCCAGCTGGACGATGCAGACCAGGGTCGTGAAGCCCAGCTGCCTGGCCTTGAGGATGATGTTACGGGTGTGCATCCCCTGGAAGTAATCGATCTGCTCCTGCGTCATGCGGAAGCGGACCTTCTTGCCCTGCTTGTCCGTGATGAAATACAGGTTGTTCAGCCGCCAGAACCGGTCCCGGAGCAGTTTCAGATGCTCGGGCTTCATGGTCAGGCTTCCTTCGATAACTCATCCATCAGGGCGGCCAGATCATCGACCGTCTTGTTGCCTTCCTCGCTGTCCAGGCCGTACGCCTGGCGCTCACCCTTGATGACTTTGAGCTGGGCATCGACGCCAGCGTTAAGCGCCCGGGAGAAGTCGCCCAGGTTGTCTTCGTTCACGTCGATTTCGGCCAGGGCAACAGAGAGCTTGTCCGCAATGGAGCGCCAGTTGGCCAGTCCAGTGCGGTGAGCAAGGACCAGGCTTGCGCGCTGCTCGGACTCGGCGTCGATAATTTCCGCATCCGTGCGGTGCGTACTTTCGGTGCGTACTTGCGTGCGTACCAGCTTTTCCTTAGTAGCGATCCTGACTTTCTCAGTCAGATCTCTAGCCCAGCCTTCCTTGGCTGCGCGCTTGCGTATAGCTCCCTCTGTAAGTCCGTGAGCATCGGCCAGCGCCCGGATTGATGGCGACCCAGCACGATACGAGGACTCTACAGACTCCCAGTCAATGGACTTTCTCGATGCCATTGCCGATGTACCCTTCGATGAAGCGCATTGCCGAATCTCGGTGCGCCTCCTCAGGGCCCATAGGCACCGCGATAACGCCAGCAGATCGACACGCGTCGATAACTAGAAGCTCCTCATCTGTCCTCCCCCATGAGGAGAACACAAGAGCTTTGCGAATGATGGGGATTCCGGCGCGCGCCATGCCCACCTGCACGGCGTAGGCAATGCACTGGCCGAGCCCTGAAAGGACATGCTGCTTTCCTTTAGCCCCATCCTTGAGTTCGCAAACCGTGATGGACCCGTCAACATGGATCAGCAGATAGTCAACCCGACCGCGCGGAACACTGAACTCGGGAATAGCCTCGATGATCTCGGGCACTTGCCCGTCGAATATCTTCAAGTGCGCATCGGATGCGGCGAGAAGGCCACGGAATACCCCGGACAAGAAAGCCTCACCTGCCCTGTTCAGGTGGTGATAGACAACACCAGGAATTCCGGATTTCGCGCAGTTGGCGTAGATCGCCTCCCAGTCGGGTTGCTTGGTACTCATGTCGAATCCTTATTGATCTCGGTCGATACGAAGCGTGCGGACCTTGCCACCAGTGCTTGTATCGCGCCTTGCCGCCATCTCGACGGCCTTCTCGGCAGATGCGCCCATGTCCATCGCAGCGAATGCGTATGGCGTTCCGCTGCCAATGGCGTACGGCCGGTCTGCCTTGAGTGGCGACTTCCACAGGCCGGTATCGTCGTCTACGGCAACCATCATCAGATTGCCGTCGTGAAGGACGATTGCAGAAGCGTCGACCTTCCCCGATGGGGATGTGCCGAAATAGGCCCCCACCAGAGCGTCATAGTCACAGACGGCGCCTGTCAGGAAGAACTTCACGCCATCGCGCTCAATGCACTTGTCGCAATCATCGTCGGTGATGAGGTCGCCTCGGGTGACTCGGGAGTCGTAGGCGATTACGCCGTCCTTGTAGGCGATGGTGGTCATTCAGGGTGAACCTCGATCTCGATGCCGCGGCCCACCCAGTAGCTGACACGCTCCAGGCATGGCTCACGACGGGTCAGCTGTGCCAGGGCCAGAACACCGGCCAAGTAGTATGTCAGCCACCACCGCTGGCGGCAGACGACATGAGCAGTTACCGAAGCCATTGGCCATTCCTCGCGCCTCGAAACGGCGAATCTCGAATTTGTGGCGCGGGTCAGTCAACGCGCACGATCTTGGCCACGTTCCCCTTGGCCCGACACACCAGAATGGCGGCCAGAAGATAGAACGCAGTGTTGAACCACGACACATCAGCGAACTCGTCATGGAGCACCATGCGGCCGATGAGGCTGACGCACTGCATGCCAGTGACCGCACATGCGGCCCAGGCCATCAGCGATACGCCCAGCTTGTACCGGGCATCGGGATATGGCCGGTAGCGCAGGCCGATCATCACGAAGATGACGGCGCACAGAGCGGCCTGGATAACGGCAACCATTCAACCCTCCTTCCTGGCTCGCAGGCGGAAGACCCATTGCAGCCAGCGAGGCATTTGGCCGGTCTGCATCCACTCCAACACGCCGGAGAACGTGACCACACAGAAGACACCGCAAACGAAGGCGCTGAGGCCTGCCGTTTGCGTCCAGGCCCGGGCCAGTAACTCAGCAGCACCAAGGTAGCCGCCAATCCAGCCAGTCAGCAGGTAGCCGATCCGGCGCAGCATGCCGATGTCTCGGGCGTAGACAACATAGAAGAAAGCCCCGCCGAACGCGCCCACCAGGGTGGCCAGGTCCAGCTGAGGAAAGAAGGCACCGAGGCCGACGCTGGCAAGTACGCCGGTCACTGCAAGGGTGCCGGTGCTTGGTTCGGCCATAGGGGTGCTCCAAAAATAAAAAAGCCCGCATAGAAGCAGGCGTGACTTAAAGCTACCATCGATGTTCCACCAACGAAGTAGCTCTAAAAAAGGAAGCTTTGATGAGCAGATACAAACTCAATAGCCTGAATCTCGCCAACCTTCATGCCGGCGAGCATTGGAACTTGATTGCAGATATTCAGCTGCCAGCAGGAAGCTCGACCACCTACTACCCGTCGACGCCAAAGAACGTCGATCAGATGACCATTGCCGAACTGAAGGCTTATGCACTAGCCGAGTTTGAGCGAGCCAACGACTGACTCAAGCGCCGCCAACCTCTGCTCAGTTGTGATCTTGGCGGCGTCTTCTCGGCCTTTCCGGGCCAATAGATCAAGCTCGATTTTTCCCAGCCTTTCGTTGATAGCCTTCTCGGCGCCGGCGCCAATCAGCTCTTCGCGAAACAGGCGGCGCACATCCTTTTCCAGGCTAGGGCCAAGCTTCAGCTCACTAGCCACATCGCTCAAACCAAGCCCGACGCCTGCCACGTAATACTGGCCTTGCTCGTTCACTGCCACCTTGACACTAATGCGAGCAGGGTCGATGGCGGAATCCTTGATCGTCGCGGCCGTGATGAATGCCTGTCCGTCAACGACAAAGAAGGGGCTGTCACCCTGGCTTTCGCGCTTCACCACCTCAAGCTGGCCCGCTCCAGCAGCGCGAAGGACTTCCTGCGCATCACGGATTGCACGGGCCGACTCACCGTAGAAGGTGACCGTGCCCATGCGCAGGGGCTCAATGGCCTTGCCTGGGTCAACCTCCAAAGTTGGCTCCTCAGCACTGGAGACTCGGGTAGCTAGAGCCGAGATCGCTCTTGCTGCGGCACGATTGTCCTGCAAGCCACAACTGAGCGCCCCGATATGAGTGCACAGAGCGTCGTCAGCATCTTCTCTGGCGCTGGCCTCGTGGGTGATCGTGTTGGTTAGGCCGGTGACGGTTTGGCCCTGCGCGGCGACCGGAGTGCCAAGCTCGGAAATCTTGCCTTCGCAGGCGGTGACACGGGAATCCAAGGCCGAGAAAGCTGTGGTATCAACCTTGGTACATACCTGAGCTTGTATCCCGGCCACTATGGCGCGAAGCACGTCGATGCTGGAGCGCAAAGAGGCGATGGCTTCGTTGGTTTCGGACATTTGCGATCTCCAGATACGAAAAAGCCCCGGCATGTACCGAGGCTCAGAATGGGTGCGGAGGGCCGGTGCGTACCCGGCTTGCTGGTCTGGCTCGCTGGGTCACGTACCCCAGACTCTCATCGCGTAGTCGATCAGGGAGCGCACGGCCTTGATCGACGCCACTACCGACTTAGCCCAGCTGCCTGAGCGTGTCATCCGCATAAAAAAGCCCGCACAGGGCGGGCAAAGAGGGATCGTGCTTTTTTAAATCTGGTGGCTGTAGAACAGCGAGTACGACTCGATACCGTCGTTGGGCTGCTTAATGCCAGCGTTGGAGTAGTGAATCGCTCGGATGCCAACCTTCTGCGTCTCGCCGATCTTCAAGCCCGCACCGATGCGGTCTTCGAAGTTGAAGGCCGAACCAAAGTCCTGGTCACCTGCGGACGTACCAGAGAAGACCGCCAGGCCGATGCCAGCCTCAACGAATGGCTTCACGTTACCGCTGCCGAACTCGTAAACGAAAACTGGCGCAAAGGACAGCGAGTGAGCGCCACCGGAAGCATCTCCTGCTTCCCAATAGGTATACCCAGCATCCCAGTAACCGGTTAGACGGCCAGTACTGGATTCAAACCAGCTTTTGTCCCAGTTAAAGCCAACGCCTGCACGCGCCGTAATGCCGCCTTGACTTGTCGCACCCAGCGCCCCGGAAAGCTCAGCTGCTCCGGCAGACGCAGCGACAAGGGACAGTGCTGCAGCAGCTAGAACGGTTTTCATAATCACGGTCTTCCATGTTTGTTTAGTTAGCAACCTATCAGAATCATAGCGCCATCAAAACGTTCCGTGCTATACAAAAAAAATATGACCTCGCCAGAGGTGGCGTCGGGCCTCTTTAGGGCCTATTTGGGCAATAAAAAACCCGGCTCATTGGCCGGGTTCTGGTGGTCACTCCTCAACACGCGCAGGAATGACAGGATGGGGATATATTCGGCAATGCGGCAAAGGATGTCAAGCTGCCATCTTCACAAACAGCTCCTCTTGCTCCAGAAGCTCTACGCCGGCGGTGATGGCCTCCCCTACCATCTCCTCCAGAGCCTTGTGGATCTTGCTGCGCCAGTCGCGGCGAGTGCGCTCCGGGGTACCCTTGTTGTCATCCCACAGGTTCATATCGTAGATGTTCGCCTGCAGGATGGCGGATGACCGCTTTCCATCTGCGCCAGGCTTCTGCGGCTCTGCCCAGGTCAGCACGGCGTAGAACTTGAAGTGCTGGTGTGCGTGAGTGGCAATCACCCGGCCCAGCCCCTTGATGGCATGACCTCGCTCTGCAGTGTCTAGGGTGTAGCGCGCGATCAGCGAATCCCAGTGGCGCGGCAGCAGGCGCTTGTGGAGAAGGCTGCGATACTCGCAGTCCATCTCGAAGCGCTCCTGGCGGCTCAGCCCACCGTAGCCTGCGCAGCCCTGGTCGGCATCGACCCAGGCCGCCGAGGCCGTCTTCCCTTCAGATCCGGCCAGCAGGATGCGGACCAGTACGGCGGTCTTGTTCATACCTGCTCCTCACGCTTGAGCTTTGCCTTGATGGCGATGCCGTGCCCGATGGTGTATGCACCGATTATCATCAACCCCAGGAGCAGCAGCTGGCCGCTGTCGGTTGGTGTCCAGTTCATGCTGCTGCCCTCCGTAGGTCTTTGAGTTTTTGCCTGTACAGGGTCTTGATGGCCTGCAGGTCTTCGATGGTCAGGCGCTGGGGCTTATGAGGCCCTTCGAGCCAATCCACCTGGTCGGCGCCAATGCGTTTCACCAGACGGATGCGGTACTCGACGGCATTCCCCGACAGGTTCCGGTTGCACTTCACGCACTGGCGGTGGACGTTGAGC